TGCTTATTAAAAAATCCCAAGGTGAAGCAAGCCATTGAGTTAGCTATGTATGAGCGGGAACAAAGGACTAAGGTAACTCAGGATAGGGTGATTGAGGAGCTTGCAAAAATAGCCTTCATCAATCCAACGGATGTAGTTAATTCATATGATGCATCATTACACAACGGTGCAACACGAGAAGATACCGCTGCAATATCTTCTATCCGGGTAAGAAGAATTCCGTCTAAGAACGGAATGGGAATTGAACGGGAAATAAAGTTGAATGATAAGATTCGTGCATTGGATTTGCTTGGTAAACATTTAGGGTTATTCAATGATAAGTTGAATATAACAGCCGATGCAGTGGTGAGGATAGTGGATGACCTAAGCGATTCAAAAGATGATGCAATGGGAACCAATGGCGAAATCGAGGAATGATGCATATGATGACGGCTCCGGTGGTAGATGTCATGCTTTCGGAATTAATTGCCCCATCCTTTTATGAATTACATAGGGAGCTAAAAGAGGAACGGTATGATGAATATTGGCTCAAAGGTGGACGCGGTTCAACCAAATCCACTTTTATTAGTATTGAAATAATTCTAGGAATGTTAAGAGACCCGGATGCAAACGCAGTAGTTTTCCGGCGGTATCAAAATGAACTCCGGGATTCAGTCATCGGTCAGTTTGAATGGACTATCGCAAAAATGAACCTTGGCCATCTGTTCCATGTGCAAGTTAGCCCTATGCAAATTGTCTACCTTCCTACAGGGCAACGGATTATCTTTCGTGGAGCAGACAAGCCCTCGAAGTTGAAATCAATCAATATCGGTAAAGGATATATCAAGTATGCATGGTTTGAAGAGCTTGACCAATTCGGTAGTATGGACGAAATACGGAATATCTTGCAATCAGTATTCCGAGGCGGAGACCAAAAGCGGGTAGTATTCTTCTCATACAACCCTCCAAAATCATCCCGTTCATGGGTGAACCAAGAGGCGAAAATACCGAAACCGGGAAAACGAGTTCATCATTCAACATACTTGGGCGTACCCCAGCATTGGTTGGGCGAAAGATTTTTAGCTGATGCACGACATTTAAAGCGGACGAATGAGCTTGCATACAGACATGAATATCTTGGAGAAGAAACCGGAACAGGCTTGGAAGTATTCACCAATGTACAAATTGAAACCATTACCGATGAACAAATTGCGCGGTTTGACCGAATACGTCAGGGATTGGACTTTGGTTATGCAGCTCACCCGGCTTGCTTTGAGCGTTTACATTATGATAGTACAAGACGTCGGTTATATTTATTTGCAGAAGTTGCTGGATTGAACTTGTCCAATCGTTTATTATGGATGAAAATTCAAAAATACAACGATGTAATCACCGTCGCAGATAGTGCAGAACCGAAATCAATTGATGAGTTGAGAAGCTATGGCATCAGGGTAGCCGCTGCGAAGAAAGGCCCGGGTTCAGTAGAATTCGGAATCAAATGGTTGCAAGACCTTGAGGCTATTATCATTGACCCTCAGTGTTGTCCATTAGCCGCAAAGGAATTTATCAATTACTCGTTGGAAACGGACAGAAGTGGAATGGTCAAAGACAAATTCCCAGATAAGGATAACCATTCCATTGACGCTGTAAGGTACGCATTGGAAGATGATATGGTTGGGTATAACATGCACGGAGTAGGGCTACTGAGAGGTGCGAAATTATATGGCTAAACAAGGATGGCTTAAAAAAACCGTTGGTGAAATATCGAAATTAAGGCAGGGTATTTTCGGCAAATTTGGCAGCCTTATTGGCGGCCACTGGAACGTGCCATATGTGTTGAATAGTAGCCGGGTTGACTATGAACTGGCCCGGCAGTTGTATCACAACACCCATGATGATTACAAGCTGGGTGCTGGGTTTGCCAAGCCTATCATAAACACTCTGGCTGGATTCATGGGTGTACCCCGTTTTCGTTGTCAGGACGAAGAGGGTCAGGAAGTCCTGGACGAGCATATAAGCCGTTGGGTTAGCCGAATGCAAAGGGTGCATCAGCTATGCCTGCGGGATGGTGACTGTTTTGTGATGCTGGCCAACCTGGAGAACGATGACCCGCTTTATTCAGATGAAGAAAACAAGATTGACTTTATTATCATTCCGCCAGAGCAGGTAGCGGATATTGAGGTTGACCCGATTACCAGGAGGCCAAAGGCATATACGATTAAAGCGCGGACAAAGTGGAAGGACGAAGAAGGACAGGAAAAAGAATATACCGTGTTGCAGAAGTTTACTACCGACAGGGTTGTACTGAAAGTTGAGGGTGACGCTCCGGAAGGTCTGACTAGTGAAATACGGCCCAACTCTTGGGGGTTTATTCCGATAATTCACTTCAGGAACGAGCCAGAGGAAACGGAACTATACGGAACTAGCGAACTTGAGTCGATAGAGCCTTACTTAAAGGTGTACCATGACGTTATGCTCCATGCCATGCAAGGGAGCAAGATGCACAGTACACCAAGGCTGAAGCTGAAGCTCAGGGATGTACAAGCTTTTTTGCAAAACAACTTCCCGGAAGCTCTTAAGGCAGTACAGAGGGGCGAACAGGCAAACATTGACTTAAAAGGCCATGAGTTACTCATCTTCACGGATGAAGACGACGCCAGCTTTATTGAAGCTCAGTCAGCAATTGGTGATGCAGAAGCTTTACTGAAGCTTCTTTTTTATTGCATTGTTGACGTTTCCGAGGTTCCGGAATTTGCCTTCGGGGTACACACTCCCAGCAGTCATGCCAGCGTAAAAGAACAGATGCCCATGCTCATTCGCAGGGTAGCGAGAAAACGTGAAATGGTGACAGAGAACTGGCAGACTTTAGCCCGGATGCTGCTAGTTATGCATAGCAAAAAGACTGGCAAAAAGTTTGAGAGCTACGAAGTAGGAATCACCTGGGATGCGGTTATCGAGCGGGATGAAAAAGAGTATGCCGACACCATCAATACCTTGGTGAATGCACTTAACACGGCCTTGTTTGGAGGTTTTATCAGTCTTGATGCTGCTGTGGACCTGCTGGCGCAGTACATTGACACCATGCAGGAATACGCTACCGATGATCCAACCATACCGGGAGAAAGAGAGCGCATAATTAAGAGCTGGATCATGCGCCGCCGGTTGGAGGATGGAGAAGGGTTGGAAGAGCAGGGGCAGGAGATTGAAAGGGAGCTTGAAGACTGATGCCCCGTGAAATAGACGAAATCAAAGACACTGCCGGTGCTTATCGCAAATGGGCGCTAGAGGCCCGGAAAAAGTATATAGAGTTAAGACTACGCCAAGACCCCGAAATACGAGGTCTTTATATTCGAGCCGCAGATAGAGTGTCAAAGGAGTTGCGAAAACTTGTTTTAAAAACACCATCAAGTTATCTCAGAAAGCGGCAATTAGAGGAACTTGAAGCGGCGCTTCGGACAGAAGCGGACCGATTAACTGGCAATCTTACTAAAGCTTTTGAACAGTATATTGAACAGGCAGTTGAAGCCGGCGGAGGATACGGTCAAGCTATTGAACTAGACCTGTTTAAGAAAGCCGGCATGGATATCACAAGACTTCGGACAATGTTTGCCACGGTAAACCGCCAGGCAGTGGAGGCTTGCTGGGCGAGGACAAAGAAGGGACTGTTCCTGTCGGACCGCATATGGCAGCAGGGGGAGAACTTCCGCAACACCATGCGGGACATTATCCAGGAAGCCGTGGCCACTGGGCAGGATGCTGTAAAGACGGCCAGAATGCTGCAGCAGTATGTCAGACAAGGGAAGAGTACGTTGGCTGCCAATTATCCCAACATGATGGAACGCATGAAGGGGCGAATTCCTGGGGACATCAGTTACGAGGCCCTGCGCCTGGCCAGGACGGAGATGACGGCGGCCTTTGGAGAAGGGACAATAGCAGCCGCACAGGTTAGTCCCAGTTATCAAGGGATGAAGTGGGTGCTTTCGCACAGTCATCCGGTGGTCGATATATGCGACACCCTGGCCGAACACGACGAAGGCCTCGGCCGCGGAGTTTATTCCCCGGGAAATGAGCCCCCATTCCCGGCGCATCCGAACTGTCTATGCGCTCTGGTGCCGGTGCATGAGGATCCGGAGAAATTTGTGCAAAGACTGAAAAAATGGCGGGATGATCCAACTAGTGAACCAGAATTGGAGAAGTGGTATCAATCACACTATCTAGGAAAGGTAGTTCCAAAGCCGAAGGCGGGTGTTCCTGTTACGAAGCCAGAAGCTAAACCAGAGAAGAAGCCCGTAGCAG